GTAGGTCCAATAAATGCACCCCCGATTTCACTAATTCCCTGAGTCAAGAAGCTCAGATCTCGTTCTCTAGTGAATACACCAGGAGAGACAATTCTTTCATTTGCCATACGAATCCTCCAAATGGGTTATATTTTACTCTACTATCTCACCGGTATCCAAATTAATACTATTGGAACCGTATGTTTCCTCTAACGTTTTATATAAAACCATTTCATCTTTTTGAAATTCAGCAAATTTGTTTTCTAACGTTAAGACTACACTGTCAATTTCGTCTATCTGCTTCTTTAGCATTAATTTATTTAAATGAAGTTCTCCAATACTGTATATAACTTCAAGTAAATTTTCTCTTAATTTTTGAATTTCCTGAAAATGCTCTTCTGTAATTTTTTTCATAAAGTAACCTCAATTTAAATACGTATACATATCATAAATATAAAAAATATTTTTGAAAATATGATTTATTTATTAGTTCTTGTTACTATTTCTGTATCAAACACAATCTTTTTTGGAGAATATTGTAAGTTTACAGATTTAGATCTGTTTCCTTGTTTATTCAATGCATATTCTGGCAATATATATGCTTTGATATCAATTGAAAATTCACTTCTAACCAGACGATCCTTTGTTTCGGGCAAATCTGTGGTTTGTTTTATTTGATTTATTCTAGAAATAAATTTATAATTATTATCTTGTCCCCAATACTCGTCGCTTTCAAAGGTTATATTTTCCACTAGTAAATTCATTTGCTCCATATATTCTGTCCAAATCATTACGTCATATGAGATATCATAATAATCTGGAACAATGCTCACGTGATATGTTTCACTTGGAGTAATTCTATTCAAGACGGTAAATTTATCATAAATGTTTCTAGAATTCCAACCAGATTTAAATGCATACGTTTGATGCTTATTTATGGGCGAGTTTATACTATTTTTTTTCATAGTAGTTCTGCGTAACATAATAATTGGTAGCATTATTTTTCCATTTTTATCTCTAATACCACCATCTTGCTGTGCACTTTTCCATCGTTCCGGATTTCCATATATAACCGGAACTTTTATTTGCTTTCCATCCTGATTGACAACTGGATTTATTTTGGTTTGAAGATACTTCAATATTCCATTATCAATCGTATACAATCCTACGCTTAACGGAATTGACACACCATCAACATATTTATTATCCATTCCGCGATTATATTTGTTTGGAAGCTTTAAATCTGTGTTAAAATTAGGAGTACTCATATATGAGTTTCCTCTATGTTAAGTGAACTTCTACGAGTTAAGTGTGATTCACAGGAAATGGTTTGATTATATTCTGGTCTACCGGCGATTAACTGTGTTTCATTTATATTATGTATTTCATAATAATTTTCATTATATTTTATGATATCGCCAACTTCCGGATAGACATTTACATCTTGTAAAAGTTTTCTAACAAATCTAAACTCAACATTATCCTGTACGGCATCGGTACCAAATCCTTCACTGGATGGTGAAATTTTTGGATACTTAATTAATGCATTTAAACTTATTCCACGGTATCTAGTTTTTTCTGTGGATTCTCCGTAAATATTCATTTTAATAATATCATTGATTAACTTATATAAAATTATTTCTATATCAACAATATCAACTATTAATTCTCTATTAATATGTTGAAAAAAATCAAAGTCCCTAGTAGATACAAATCTAGGCATATTATGCTACGAAAATAGGTACAGGTACATGTTGAAATATTTTACTCATAGCTTCAACATTTTCTACTTGTTTTTTTAATTGTGCTTGATATCCAGTCTGTTCAAGGGTTTCTCGTATTTCTTTTATCAAGCCTTCCTTTTCACTAGCTGCTTCTCTACGAAGTGTATCACCGTCTAATTTTATACTTGCTTCTGGTATAGGGATATCACTATATTTTGAACGAATTGTTCCTAATAATTCTTTTGCTAATGCTAATGTATATCGATATACCCACAATCTACCAATACTATTAATATTTTTGTATTGTATATTGTCATATGGAATATTTGAAAAATCGGATACTTTACTATTTTCTGATCCTGATTCAAGTAGTGCGGTTGAACTTAATTTGTCATCGACCACCATATAATCAAACCATATTGTTTCATCTTTCTTAAAGATTGGAGTAAAGCTTACTACATTATTGGATACTCTAAAGCTATATTGACTTTTACGAATCATATCGTTGATTTCAATAGCTTGAATTCTTAGCAAATCTTCATATGCTGGCATCATGACGAACGTCACTGGCGGTGAGTATCCATCAAAACCAAACTCACTCATAAGATTTGTAAGACCCAATCCAGTTGTAGCAAACGGATCATAATATCTCGCGATTGCCGGTGGCATATAATGATAAATTCTTCTAATTTCAATTGCCGAACCACTCTCATGTACATCAGCCCATAATGCTTTTAAATCATACGATTGTTGATATGCGGATGCACTAATATATCCGCGCTTCATAGTGACATTTCCACCACTTTCTGCTTCAGTTCCATATTGAGCAGATAACTTTATCAACTGTGGTAAAGGTGTAGAGACAATATTTCTTTGTGTTATGTTTGTAGAGGTACTCATGCCTTGTACAGATAGCATGTATTCCCTTGCATTAAATTGATTTACTTGGTTACTGTATGTTGTAACCGCCTCTTCTAAACATGCATATATTTGCTTATGCGTTAATTCCACATCAACTACTGGATATCCTAACCGACGAGCCACAAATGATGCGACTTGAGGAGCTTCCGTTTGAAACTCCGAATCCGTATCGTAAAATCCGAAAGGAGTTAAATTGTATGGATTTACTGGATTTTCTTCAAATACGATGGGTTCACGATTTTGCATTATGACTCCTCTGTAAAGACATATATAAATATCGTTTATAATATAAATAAATGGTGTTTGAAAATAAAAAGGGGTGGCTTTCGCCACCCCAATTTATTATAATTTTGTAAAATCTATTAGACGAGGTTGAGCTTGTCGATGAAGATCTTACCGAAGAATTCAGGACGTACAATCTTCTTCGCGTAACGTGTCATCACACCTCTACGTGGCGTGAAGTTGTTTGGATCGTACACGAGCGGTGTCATGATTAATGGAATGTATGGAGCATATACTGCGCCAGTTTCCAAGAACTGTGAACCACGGAAGCCCATGAGCATGACGTTTTCCTTCATGTATGGGTTCTTGTATACGGTGAAGCGGTTCTGGAATGAACCAATCTTCGTTACGCCAGCGGCGAATTCCATCTTGTCGCCATCTGTACCGGCTTGGAAGCCGGGGATGGTTTCAAGAATTGTTGCAACTGTTGGTGAAACCACTGCGAAGTTTGCACCACCACGCATTGTTGCCTGATGGATCTTGTTACTGACCTTCTGCATCTTCTGGCCGAGCGTCTGGAACCATGTCATGTTGGTCCATGCTGTACCCGTGAAGGAACTTGCTGCAAATGCGCCACCACTTCCAACTGGCAAACCGTTCCACACTGAACCAATTTCAGCCGACCAGTATTCCGTGTTTACTGATGGTGCTGCTGCAATCAACATGTCAAGGATTTCAAGATCAATTTCCGTTGCAATGTAGTCTGACAACATACTAGTCAATTCTGCTTCCGCGTCGATTGAATGGTATGCGTTCAAGTCTTGTGCAAGTTCTGGTGACCATACGGCCTTCAACTTACGTGTTTTTGCAACGATTGTTTCTGACTTGAGTTCCAAATCAATTTCTGGAATGTTCAAGTTTGTTACTGAACCATCACGATCTTCGAAGTCACCACGAGCTTCGGCAGTTGGAAGCTTGCTGTACAAGACTTGATTTAATGTTGATACTGCTGTTGTATTTACGATAAATGTAACGTTCGTGCCGTCATACTTAGTAAATTCTGGCAATACCAATGCCGCTAAATCTGCACCCGATCCTGATGGAACGAATGTACGAACTGCTAAGAAATCAGCAGTTGGTAAATCAGCACCAGAAACTACATACTTTCTGAGTGAAGCGGTTGCAATGAAGTCAGCGTTGAAATTTACATCAGCAAATGATACTGATTGTGATGCATCACCTAATGTTGCAATTGACGCGGTATCATTTAATGTATAACCAAAACGTCCTGCACCATACAAACCACCTTCGGTTTGGTTACCGAATCCACTATAAGGTGAGCTTAATGCTGTACCATATAATGAAGTTCCTGCGGTCTGGCCTTGGTTTGTTGAGCCATACTTGAAGTCCATGTAGAACACAAGACCGGCTGGGAGATTCATTGGCTGAACTGAAACGAAATTCTTCGCTGCAATTGAACCGAACACCTTACGAACTAATGGAAGAGCAACACCTGCCCATTGTTCACCACTTGTTCCAGCGGCATTGGTCTTACTGTTTTCGCCAAGAAGCTGTGTTGCTTGATTTTCAAGCATGACTGCCATGCCTTGCTTCTCATATCCCTTCAAGCCTTCCAAAAGACCTGAACGTTCCCACTTTCCTGCAAGTTTACGAGTCTGATCTAACACCACTTGGTGTGCAGATCCAGCTTCGTTAATAAATTCTGATACATCTGACATATTATATATCTCCTATATTATGAAATAATTCCTGCGAGTTCTTGAAGACGCTTTGCTACTGTGTTTTCTACAATAACGGTTTGCGCTTTTGGTGCTGTTGTTGGGGTTGCCTTTGAAGCAAACCCTTCTGCGACGACTTTCTTGCGTGATGCGTTGAAAGTTTTAGCTGCTGTTGAAAGATTTTCAACTAGTGCTGTATATACTAGTTTCACTTCACGAACGGTTGTTGCACGATCAAATGATTCTACGATGCGAACTTTTTGTTCGTTGTTTAATCCTTGATTGCGGAACATTTTGTTGGTAAAGAGTAACTTGGCATTTAGAAGATTTACTTCTTGTAATCTCTCACGTAGCGTATTAACCACCGCATGATATTGAGCTAATTCCTTCCTGAGTCCCGCAAGTTGGGTTTGTAATCCCTCTTCCTTGGTATGATCGCCGCGTGACATCATATCATCACCCATTTCGTCTTCATCATCATCAAGTTCTGCAAGAATTGCCTCAAGATTTACATCTTCATCATCCTTCTCTTCCTTATCGTGCTCTTCTTCGTCGCCTTCTTCATCGTGCTTCTTTTCGGCAACAGGAGCAACTGGAACCTTTTTCAATTCTGGAGCATGAGTCATTTCTTTCTTAGGATATGCTTCGTCTTTCA